CCTCCTTCCTATGGCTAAACTATGTAAAGCAGACATGATTGTAATGTCTGACTATCCTGGTGAAGCTGCTCAAAAAACAATTAACGCTTGCTTAGAGACAGCTCCTATCTACAAGGAGGCTGGCTATCAAACTTTCTTTGTACCTCAGTCTGAGATTGGGGATTATGAAGATTACATGTATGGTATGGAGTGGGCACTGAATAGTGATCTTGTCGATCGTATTGGATTGTCTATTCTTGGTTGTCCTAATGCATTTGGTGTAGAGAAGGATAACAAGCTACAACGGTATCTGTCTCGTTGGAAAATCCTTCGTGATATGGAAGAACGTGGCTGGCTTGATGATGAACGAGCAGTGAATCGTTTTCATTGTCTTGGTATGGTAGATGGTCCTAATGAAGTTGAACTGTTGTGGCCATATGCAACCAATATTGCTACTTGGGATTCGTCTGCAGCTGTGTGGGCAGGTCTTAATGATATTGTATTCGATAATTCTCCAACTGGATTGATTGATGGTAAGTTTGAAGCTGAGGTCAATTTTGATCTTGCAGCTGATTTGCCGGTTGACAATGACCGCTATGTGAAGTATAATGTAGACTATATCAATACTCTATGTAATGGGTATCGACCTGACGCGTTCACTTTGAAGGAGCTTACTGATGATTGAGTATAAACGTAACGAAGATAGGATCATTGCTGGCATCAAAGCCTATGTAGATGCAACGTATAGTGCTCACTATAGTGGATCTGCTGGTCGTGATGTGTGTGATGATTGGGAAGATATGGGCATTGCTAAAGAAGCATACATGTCTAATATCGTAAAGTATGTCAAGCGTTTTGGAAAGAAAGAAGGAGAGAATCCTAAAGATATTATGAAGATCATTCACTATTGTATCTTTCTTCTCAATGAGCTTGAAAGCAATACAGAATATAAGGTAACTATCAATGTCGATGATTAATATTGGAAGTGATGTATTCTCTAGTTCTTCGTTGTCTAATGTAATCTTGGATAAAGACGTTCAACCTAATGCGGTTGATCTTCGTCTGGGTAAAGTATTCAAGATTCAAGATAACGTATTCACTATTGACGAAGAACAAAAGTTGCATCGCGGATCTGTAGAGTTTGAACCGTGGGATGATGGATACTATTATCTCCTTCCTGGTTCATATGAAGTGATTATGGAAAACGAAATTGAGGTAGCAGACGGCGAAGCTGGTTTTGTTATCACCCGTAGTACACTTAACCGTAACGGTTGTTTCTTGACTAGCGGTCTATACGATTCTGGATACAGAGGTGTAATGGCTGGCGTGCTTCATGTCAACTGTGGCCTTATGCGTATCAAGCCTGGAACTCGTATTGGTCAGTATCTAAGCTGGAAAGCAGAAGCAATCAGTAGTTATGATGGTGACTACGGTACTGGCAAAGAACACGACAAGAAGTATACATAACGGAGAAAGTTATGCCTCAGACCCAAGAATGGATCAAAGAGAAGCTAGCAGAAGAATCGGTCACATATTGGACCGAGATGAGATTAACCAAAGAAGTCCAAGCTCTTCAAGAACGAGTGAAAAAACTTGAAGAGGATATGGCCTACAAGATTAGAAAGCAAAAATGAAGATAGCGATAACAGGTTCGAGAGGCTTAGTTGGAAGTCATTTAAAACGTGCACTGATTGATAGACATCACGATGTGTATGAGTTTGACTTTCAATGTGGCAATACAGTTAGAGATTTGAGACCAGCTCAATATGATTATGTTTTGCACATGGCAGCATATGCAAATGTGAGAGCTAGTTTCGAAGATCCAAATAAGTATTGGCTTAACAATTGTATTGAAACTCAGTCTCTGCAAGAAGCCTGTTATCATGTAAGAGTACCGCTCCTATATGCGTCTTCCTCTTCTATCCACAATTGGTGGAAGTCTCCATACGGAACCACCAAGAAGGTAAATGAGATTACTGCAATGGGAGATCGCCAGACTGGACTAAGGTTTACCACAGTGTACGGTCCAGGTGCAAGAGACTCAATGTTTATAACAAAGTTGGTGCAAGGTACTCTTAAATACTCAACCAACCACATCCGAGACTTTATTCATGTCGACGATGTGGTTGATTGCATTTTAGTTTTAATGGAAAACGATATCAGACTTCTTAACTCAGTTTATGATATTGGAACCGGTGAAGGTCATAAGGTTAGTGATCTTGCCAAAGTAGCTGGATATGGTCATCTGCCAATCAAAGATGGTGATCCATGTGAAGCTGAAACAAACGTAGCTGATATTACAGAGATCAGTAAACTTGGTTGGAAAGCCAAGCGCAGTGTAATTGATTACTTAAAAGACAATTGCCAACCAGCCTGATATGGTGTATAATGGGCTGGTACCTTAGGAGAGAAATATGAGTATTATGGATAAGTTGAAGAAGAACAGTAAGGTGAAGTTCACCGAAGTTCTTTCTGATTCAAAGTTTTTTAATGAAAAGGATATGGTACCAACAGAAGTCCCTATGATGAATGTTGCCCTATCTGGTTCCGTGGATGGCGGACTTACACCTGGACTTACAGTCTTAGCAGGTCCATCCAAACACTTCAAAACGTCTTTCGCTTTGATTATGGCATCTGCATACTTGAAGAAGTATGACGATGCAGTGTTATTGTTCTACGACTCTGAGTTCGGGTCGCCTCAAGCATACTTTGAGACCTTTGGCATTGATACAGACCGAGTGCTTCATACTCCTGTAACTAATGTAGAGGAAATGAAGTTTGATATGATTTCTCAGCTTGAGGCGCTCGAGCGAGGAGACAAAGTTATTATTGTGATTGACTCTGTTGGTAACTTGGCTTCGAAGAAAGAACTCGAAGATGCTATCAATGAGAAGTCTGTTGCAGATATGTCTCGAGCAAAAGCACTCAAAGGTTTGTTCCGTATGGTCACTCCTTATCTGAACATGAAAGATATTCCGATGGTTGCCGTTAACCATACATATAAGGAAATTGGTTTGTTTCCTAAAGATGTTGTGTCTGGCGGAACTGGTATCTATTATTCAGCAGATAACATTTGGATTATTGGTAGACAGCAAGATAAAGTTGGTACTGAGATCAAGGGTTATCATTTCGTGATCAATGTGGAGAAATCACGGTATGTTAAAGAGAAGTCGAAGATTCCTATCAGCGTCAGCTGGGAAGGTGGAGTACAAAAGTGGTCGGGCTTGCTTGATGTTGCTCTCGAAGGTCAATATGTGGCTAAGCCGTCGAATGGCTGGTATTGCAAGGTTAGCCGAGAGACTGGCGAACTACTTGAACCAAAAGTACGAGAGAAAGGAACTCTTGAAGAAGAGTTCTGGCAGCCAGTATTCAACGATACAGACTTCAAAGAGTATGTCCAAAAGAGATATACAATTGGTGCAACCCAAGGAGTAGAAGATGTCGCAGAAACTAATTGAGCTAGAAGACTATGAACTTATTCCTGCATCTGACGATGATCAATCCTGGGCTGTTAGAATCCTTAAAGGAATGTATGTTGAAACTGTTATAAGGTTTGGAACGATTAGTGTGAAAGAAGAAAATGATGAAGGTATTCTTAGCTTTGACTATACAGTTGTATCATCTCCGGATCCAGATCTTGACAGCGATGATAATGATCTCCAGCAGTTTGTTGGAAATGTTTTACAATCAATTATTAGAGATGGAATTGATAGCGGTTCCATTGTTACAGAAGAGGTAGACGATGAGTAAAGTTTCTGATGTTGATAGACTCGTTATGCTAATGGAAGAAATTGCATATGCTGAGTCTCAACTACAGCCACATGACACAGGTCACATTCATACGGCAATTGCCTGGATGCGTAGTCGTGTCGAAGAAATTAAAGAGAAGCTACAAAAATGAAAATTCTAGTTATGGGTCTTCCAGGTGCTGGTAAGACATGGCTCGCTGAGCGATTGCAGAAGACGCTCAAGTGTGCTTGGTACAATGCAGATAAAGTTCGCGAGATGGCGAATGATTGGGACTTCTCTCCTGAAGGTAGAGTGCGGCAGGCAAATCGTATGAAGACATTTGCTGATTATGAAAAATCTCATAATCGTTTTGTCATTTGCGACTTTGTCTGTCCTACTCGACAAACCCGAGATGCATTTGATCCTGACTTAGTTGTCTGGCTTAACACGATTGATGAAGGTAGGTTTGAAGACACGAACGCTATGTTCGAAACACCTGCACTTGTTGATTGGGTAGTCGACAAGTTTTTAACTGATGAACAAATTGATGCTATTGCATGGGAGATTAAAAGTTATGAGCTTTGATTGGAAAAAGCCTACAGTACAAATGTTAGGCAGATGGCAACCGTGGCATCCTGGACACACAGAATTGTTTAAACGATGTCATGCTATCACAGGTCAAGTTTGTATTATGATTCGTCATGTTCCATCTGATACTGAAGCAAATGAGCGAGTTCCAGGTCAAGATGACAATCCGTTTGACATCAATGAAGTGTCTTCTAGAATTTCAATTGAATTGAATAAAGAAGGGTTTACTTCTGGTGTAGATTATGTTATACTGCAAGTACCTAACATTGTTGATATTAGTTATGGACGTGGTGTAGGTTATACATTTACAGAGCATGATCTTGGTAAAGAAGTTCATAACATTTCAGCTACTAAGATTCGTGCCAAGATGAGAGAAGAAGGTACACTTGCAAGCAAACATTGAACAAACGATTCTTCGTAATCTATTCACTGATGAAGGGTATATGCGTAAGGTATTGCCCTTCATTAAACCTGATTACTTCCAGGG